GAACCCCAATGGTCTGACCCGTGGACCGTTGGCCATCCTCGCGGGCTACAGCTACAGCGGTGGCTTCCGGAACACGCTGTCTGCACTGCGCACTGCCGGCTACCTGATCGGTGGCAACGAGTACCTCATGATGGCAACCCGCGAAGGGCTCGCTGCCTTGGGCGAGTACGAGCCGTTGCCAACGGGCATGGCGCTCCTGGACTACTGGCTCGCTGACAGGCGGCTGGGGAAGGCTGAGAAGGTGGCGTTGCGTCACCTCGCCGATGTCCATCCTGCTTCTCTGACGGGGCCTGACCTCGCCGCGGCCGCCGGGTACGAGTACAGCGGTGGCTTCCGGAACAGCCTGTCGCGGCTTAGGACGCTCGGGCTCATCGAGGGAACGAACACGGGCGGCATGCGGGCCTGCGAGGTGTTCTTCGAATGAGCGCGCCGACGTTTCCGGCCTCTTATATAGGGACCAAATCGCCTACAAGTCCGCGCGATCCAGTTCTAGACCTCGCTAGATTTGCCTATATAGAAAGAGCGGGATTTGAACCGTGGCGGAGGTGTGTGCGCAAACTTGCGTAACGGCTATGGCAAATCAGCAATTACAGTCCTCGGAATGGCAGCCTTCTCCAGCCCAGCAACGGGTCGCAGTCATGCTCGCCCAGGGGGAGACGCAGTCCGACGCTGCCCGGAAGACGCATACGGCACTGCGCACGGTTCAGAGCTGGTGGGCGCAGCGGGAGTTCCGGGCGCACGTTTACGACATGATGGCGGAGCTCTCCTCGCACTACGAGGAGGAGTTTGCGCAGCTGGTGGTGATGGCCATGCGGCTCGAGGCCAAGGCGCTCCGCGGGGAGATTGCCCCCGATGACCCGCGGTGCCAGCTTGCCCACGACATCCTCACCAAGACCGCCTACCGTATCGCCGCGCTTCGTGCCGTCCATCAGCCATATGTTCCGGCCGGTCAGCCCCTCCCTGTTGGGAGCTGAGGCGCCGCGGATAGAGTCTCTTCTCGATTACACGGCGCTCATGTTCCCGGCCTATCAGCCGGCGCCGCATCACCGCCTGCTCGCGGAAAAGCTCGAGGCCGTCGAGCGCGGGGACATCGACCGCCTGATGGTCTTCATGCCTCCCCGCGGCGGAAAGTCCGAGCTCGTCTCCGTCCGCTTCCCCGCCTGGTACCTCGGCCGGCATCCGGATAACCGCGTTATCGGCACCTCCTACGCGGCCCGCCTGGCGGAGCGATTCTCGGGGCAGGCCCGCAACCAGCTCGAGGATCCCCGTTGGCCCTTCGCCGTGACGCTGGCCGATGACACCGCGAGCAAGGCTGCCTGGGACATTGCCGGACATCGCGGCGGCTACATCGCCGCTGGTGTCGGCGGCCCGATCACCGGGAGCGGCGCGCACGTGCTCATCATCGATGACCCCGTGAAGAACCAGGAGGAGGCTGACTCGCCTGCCTACCGCGAGTCGGTGTGGGACTGGTACACGTCCACGGCCTACACGCGTCTGGAGCCGGGGGGAGCGGTGATTCTCGTGATGACCCGCTGGCACGAAGACGACCTCGCCGGGCATCTGCTCAACGAGGCCAAGGAAGGCGGCGACCAGTGGGAAGTCGTGCGGCTGCCGGCGCGCGCGGAAGACGACGACGCACTCGGGCGTCAGCCGGGCGAGGCGCTCTGGCCCGAACGGTTCCCGGTGGAGCGCCTTGAACGCATCCGTGCTGCCATCGGGGCCCGTGCCTGGAACGCGCTCTATCAGCAGAGGCCGACATCGGAGGAAGGGGCGCTCTTCAAGCGGCAGTGGTTCCAGGTGGTCGATTCGGCGCCGGCAGGCCTGCGCTGGGTGCGCTACTGGGACCTCGCGGCAAGCACGAAGACTTCGGCCGACTACACGGCTTCGGCAGCAGTGGCACTGGCTGAAGACGGCACGCTGTTCATTCGCGACATGGTCCGCGGCCGATGGGAGTGGCCGGACGCGAAGCGGGTGATACGCCAGTCGATGCTTGCGGACGCGGGCGTCGAGCACATCGTCGAAGAAGCCCTCCACGGGCTCGCAGCGCTCCAGGACCTTCGTCGCGATCCCGCGCTGGTGAGCATTCCGCTGCGGGGCGTGCGGGTGACCACCGACAAGGTGAGCAGGGCGCATTCATGGTCGGCCCGGGCTGAGTCGGGGAAGGTCGCGCTGGTTCGGGGGGCATGGGTGAACGACTTCCTCCACGAAGTGTGCTCGTTCCCGAACGGTGCGCACGACGACCAGGTGGACACCGTGAGCGGTGGCGTCGAAGCCCTTGCCCGGCGGGTGAGTTGGAGGCCGGTCTGATGCGGGACGACCTGCGCGTAGTGGGGAAGGCTCTCGTCATCGCCTGGATGATCTGCTGCACCGCAGCCACGCTCGGAACTGCGGTGCGCATCTTCCTGCTGGCATCAGGGTTCGGAGGTTAGAGATGGGACTGATCGCTGAAACGTTGCGGGACACCCTTCGCATCGGCCGCAAAGCCGGGCTCGCGTTACCCCAGGGCGGCAACTGGCTCATCCCGCGCGGCTACATCGCGGGCGAACGCGACTACCGCGTCGACGTCGGCGACGGCTCTGGCAGCTCGCTCGTCAGTATCGTCGTCGGCTGGCACATGACCGTGTTCCCCGAGGCGCCGGTGATGCTGCAGAAGCGGGTCAAGGGCGGCGACCCGGAGCCTATGGACGATCATCCGTTCCTGGACGTCCTCAAACGACCGAACCCCTACTTCTCGGGGATCGCGATGGCCATGGCAACCGATATGTCGTTCCTCCTCGACGGCAACGCGTACCTCCTGAAAGAACGTAACGGCTCCGGCCGCATCCAGCATCTCTGGTACGCCCCGCACTGGATGGTCGAGCCAAAGTGGCTGCCTGAAAGCGGCAACTTCATCGACTACTACAGCTACCAGCCGGGAGGCACCGCAGGCGAGATCCGGCTGCCGCCGTCAGAGGTCGTCCACTTCCGGTTCGGCCTCGACCCGCAGAACGTCCGCAAGGGCTACTCCCGGCTGAAGGCGCTGGTCCGGGAGATCTACACCGACGAGGAGGCGGCGCGGTTCGCCGCATCCATGCTCCGAAACGCCGGAGTGCCAGGGCTCATCGTCAGCCCCGCCGCCACAGACATCAGCTCGGCGCCGAGCCGTGACGACCTTGAAACGACAAAGATCGAGCTACTGCAGCGCACTACCGGCGACCGCCGTGGCGAGCCGCTCGTCTTCCCCGTGGCCACCAACGTCGAGCAGTTCGGCTTCTCGCCGGCGGAGCTCGACCTGAGCGCTATGCGCGCGATCCCCGAGTCACGCGTGGCCGCCGCGCTTAACGTCCCGGCCGCCGTCGTGGGGTTCCTCGCTGGCCTCGAGCAGACCAAGGTCGGCGCGACCATGCGGGAGCTGCGCGAGCTCGCGTATGAGTCCGGCGTCATCCCGGTGCAGCGGCTGATGGCCGAGGACTTCCGCAACCAGCTCCTCGACGACTACGTCGACGACGTGAACCAGTACATCGTGGGCTTCGACTACTCCCAGGTGCGAGTGCTCCAGGAGGACACCAACGCCTTCAGCGAGCGCACGCGGGAGGAGTTCAAGGCCGGCGTCATCACACGCGGTGAGGCTCGCAACACCCTCGGCCACGACGTGCAGCCCGCGGACGACATCTTCCTTGTGCCCATCTCCGTCATGGAGGTGCCGCGGGGCGAGCGGATGCAGCGGCCGGAGCCTGCGGCTCCTCAGGCCCCGGGGCAGGAAGATCACGGCGAGCAGCCGAAGGGGCGGAAAGGTGCAAAGACCGGCACGCCGGCGGACCAGGCGCTGATGCGTCTGCTTCGGCGTCAGCTGCGCCAGGTCGAGAACGCCTGGTCCCCCAACCTTGTGACGCTCTTCGACGACCTTGGCCAGCGCGCGGCCACCGCGTACCTCGGGGCCAAGGCTGCCAAGCGGGCCGGGGAAGACCCGGAGGACATCGAGGTCGTCGCGCGCATCATCTCGGCACTTGGCGTCGGTCAGGCATGGCAGCAGAGCACCCTCGGGCCGCAGTTCCTGCGCTACTACTCGGTCGTCGGCGAGCTCACCTACCAGGCGGCCAGCCTGCGCCTCGGCATCGACATGGCCTTCAACATCGCCGACCCGCTGGCACGCCAGGTGCTCCAGGAAGGCGGCCGGCGAGTCGGCCTGCTCGACGTCCAGGGAGACACTCGGGACGCGCTGTTCCGGGCGCTCCGGGATAGCCGGGCGGCCGGGGACGGCGCCGACGCCGTGGCTCGGCGCATCCGCCAGTACGTTCCCGAGGGCCGGTTTGTGAATGCCGGCAGCGGCTACCGGGCGAAGCTGATTGCGCGTTCTGAGGCGAAGTATGCCCAGAACGTCTCATCGATTGCGGCCTACCAGGAATCGCGGGTGGTCGTTGGCCTGCGCGCCTTCGATGCGCAGCTCGGGGACAGCGACGACGATTGCATGCTTCGCAACGGGCAGGTCTACACCTTCGACGAAGCGACGGGTCTCACGTCGGATGAACACCCCAACGGAACGCTGAGCTGGGCGCCGGTGACGGCTGCCGAGGCCGGGCAGGGGGCGTGACGATGGTCTGCGAGGCCGAGCTCGTCGAGGTGAAGTGCTGGCGCTGCGTGCGCACGGTCCAGTGCGTCTCACCCGACGCGCGCGGGTTCGCGGTGGTCACGTGCAAGCGCTGCAAGGCCCGGAACGTGATCGACATGGCTCACCGGCTGGCGATGCGATAGCGCCGGTTTCCACCCGGGAGTTGTTCACCCGCGGCAACCATGCCACCACCGGATCGAGCGGTGAGCGGGTTTCCACCAGGAACTTGTTGCCCGGCGCTCAGCTGATCCTACGCCAGCGCGGCGCGTTCACGAAAATCCGCGCGCGAATTCTCATGAACGCCAATCACCGGGTTTCACTCCACCCTTTGGCCGATCTGCACTCCATGTTGCCCCTTGACCCCGGGGGAGTTTGGCGCGCGATCGTCGTCCCCCGGGGGAATTTGCCTCGCCGTCGTTTTCCCCCGTGGGTATCCGGATACATCCGGGATTGACCCGGACACTTGACACCTGCGTAGGCGGGTGAGCATTATCTGACGGTACCCGGCTGACGACGGCCGTCATTAACGCCGTGTGGCCCCCGCTGCCTCGTGGCCCTCATAGCAGCAATCGCTATGTGGGGCCTTTTTCTTTGCGCCGAAAATCGCTCTCCCTCGAACTCAAGGCCGACGCCGAAGGCGGCTTTCGCGCCGTCTTCAGCACCTTCAACGTCATCGACCGCGACGGTGACGTGACGATTCCGGGTGCCTTTACGTCCGGCCAGGCGGTCCGCATTGCCGCCTGGGGCCACAACTGGGGCGCGTTGCCGGTGGGCAAAGGCGTCATCGACCAGGACTCAGAGAAGGCCTGGGTCGACGGCGAGTTCTTCCTCGACACGAGCGCTGGCGCCGACACCTACAAGACCGTGAAGAGCCTCGGGCCGCTCCAGGAATGGAGCTACGGCTTCGATGTCCGGAAGAGCAGCGAAGGCGACTTCGACGGGCGCCGGGTCACGTACCTCGAGGAGCTCGACGTCTTCGAGGTGTCGCCGGTTCTGCTCGGCGCCGGCATCGGCACGCACACCGAGGCCATCAAGGCAGCCCCGGACCCGCTCACCCTGGACGAGCTCGTCAAGCAGCTCGCCGCCCAGGCTGAGGCCTTCACCGGCACCGAGCAGGCAAAGGCCCTGCTCGACTCCCTCAACAGCGTCCACAGCGTCCTGATGGCCAAGCTCGCGCCGCCGCTCCCGGCGACCCCGCTGGCTGCCCTGATGGCACAGCTGCGGGCAGCCCAACTGCAGTCACCAGCCCTGAAAGGAGTCTGACAATGCCCAAGGCAGTCGAACTGCGTGAGCAGACCGCGGCGAAGTACAAGGAGGCCAACGAGTACCTCAAGGGCCTCGGCAAGGACGACTACAACACCCTGACGCCCGACGAAGTCGAGCGCTTCCAGGGCATCATGACCGAGGCCAAGACTCTCGATGACCAGTATGCCAAGAGCGAGGGCATCGAGAAGGACTTCGAGCGGCTCACCGACCGGATGGCCTACTACCACGAGGCCGCGACCGGCAGGAAGACGGGCTTCCATCCGCTCCAGGGCTACCAGCCCAAGTCGCTCGGCGAGCGCTTCGCCGAGTCGGACAGCTACAAGGGCCTCGTCAAGAGCGGCGCCCTGGGCTCCGCGAACGCGAAGTTCGTCATGGACCCCGTGTCCGACGACCGGCTGCGGCACCAGAAGGCCGCGAGCGACCTCATCCACTCCAACCCGGACGGCCCTGCCGACGCACTCGTGCGGCCGGAGTACATGCCGGGCATCATGCCGCTTCCACCCCGGCCCCTGGTCATCCGTGAGCTCTTCTCTGCCGGTTCGATCGGCTCGGACACGCTCATCTACGCGCAACAGAGCGCCCGCGACAGCGGCGCCGCGGCTGTCGCACAGGCGTCCGTGGTGAACGGGTCCGGCGTCTCGGGCGGCGTGAAGCCGCAGTCGAGCATCGCCTGGGAAGAGCAGACCGCGACCGTCAAGAACGTCGCGACCTGGATGGCGGTCACCCGCCAGACGCTCCAGGACGCGGGCGTGGTGCAGTCGCTCATCGACAACCAGGGCAGGCTGATGCTCGACCTGTACATCGATGACCAGCTCGTCAACGGTGACGGCAACGGGCCGAACATCTCCGGCCTGCTTAACCAGGACGGCCTCCAGGAGCTCGACCTCACCGGCGAGGACAACCTCGATGGCCTCCGCACGGCCATCCGGCTGGTGCGGACGGGTCTTGCCCGGGTCCCGGCCGACACCGTCGTCCTCAATCCCGTGGACTCCGAGGAGTTCGACCTGCTGAAGGACGACAACGGGCTCTATCGGGGTGGCAACCCCATCGGCAACTTCGACTTTGGTCAGTCCATCTGGCGGCTCCGTCGTGTGGAGTCCGAGGTCGTCGAGGAAGGCACAGCGCTCGTCGGTGCGTTCCGCACCGGCGCCACCGTCCTCCAGCGCACGCCGACTCAGGTGTTCACGACCGACAGCCACGCGGACTTCTTCATCCGCAACCTCGTGGTGGTGCTCTTCGAAGAGCGGCTCTGCATGCCGGTCTGGTGGCCGTCGGCGTTCTGCGTCGTGACGCTCGCCGACTGGACGCCCGGTTCCGGCAGCTAAGAGCTAACAGCAAGTTCAGGGGGTAGCGGAATGCGGGTGTTCGTCATCTCACCGGGGCGCGATACAGGCGGCCAGGGCGTGCGCATTAAGCAGGCCTTCGATCGCCACGCTCCCGGCTGGGAAGTGCGCGCGATGCACTCGAAGGACACCTACATCCGCTACCCCACGGACCTGTACTGGGACAAGCAGGAGGCTGTCCGGCTCTACGAGTGGGCGGACGTCGTCCACCACAAGAACCGCCTCGACGCCTACGCCTGGTTCGATGGCGGGCAGCGCAAGCCAACGATCATCCATCACCAGGGGACGCGACTGCGGACGAACGCCGCGGCGGTGTTCCGGGAGGGCAGGAGTATCGGCGCTGTCCAACTCGTCAGCACGGTCGACCTGCAGACCTGCGCGCCTTCCGCGGGCTGGCTGCCGAGCCCGTACCCCCTCGATGAAATCGCCGCGTATCGCAGGGACCGCGCGAATCGTCGTGTGCGCATCGTGCATTCGCCGACCAACCGCCGGGCCAAGGGCACGCCTGACATTCTCAAGGCCCTCGATCAGCTGAGCCGCCGGTTCAGCATCGAGGTCGACCTCGTCGAGAACGTCCCGTGGAAGGTCTGCCTGAGCCGCAAGGGCCGGGCGGACATCTTCATCGACCAGCTCACCCTCGGCTACGGCAACAACGCTATCGAAGCATGGGCCATGGGTGTCCCCGTGGTGAGCGGTGTTGAGGACCCCGTCGTCCGTGACCACATGCTCGCCACCTGGGGCGAGCTGCCGTTCGTCGAAGCGACGCGAGACACGCTCGTGGACGTGCTCGCCCCGCTCATCCGCAGCGCCGAGCTCCGCGAAGAGTGGGGCGCGCGCGGCCGGGCGCACGTCGAGAAGTACCACGAGGAGGCAGCGGTCGTGGCTCGCCTCCAGGACATCTACCGGTCGGCAAAGCGGACGCGCGGGCCCGAAAGGCTCGTGCTGGCCGGCGAGCAATGACGTGCATGGTGTGCGGCGCCGCAGACGGTGCTTGCACAGGGGAGGGAGCAGGGATGGCTGACGTGATTACGGCAAGTGGGATCGTCGCCGTGGCCCGCCCGATGCGGGTGCCGCTGCAGCGGACGCGCCGAGGCAAGGCCAGCTACCGCGGCAGCGTCGAGGTCATCGACCTGAAGCACCCGCACATCAGCTACGTCCAGTCCGAGCCGGACGAGGACGAGCCCGTCGATGCTGAGGAAGCGAAGGACGCGGGCGAGCGGGTGGCTGAGGTGGAAACGAAGGACGTCGTCGCGGCGCCGAAGACGAAGGAGCGCAAGCCGCGAAGCCGGAAGGAGCAGGATGCCGCTGCTGACAGCTGACCAACTCCGGGAGCACATCGAGGTGGACCTCGATGATGACGCGCTCGAACGCATTCTCGCCAGCGAGGAGCAGGCGATCGTGCAGCGCTTCGGCGCCCACGAAACCGCCAGCGAGACGCTCATGGGGCGCGACCGCTTCGTCACGCTCTACCGCCCGGCAGCGTCCATCACCTCCGTGGTCGAGTGGGATGGATCAGAGAGCGTGACGCTCCACACCTCGGACTACCGGTTCTGGTTCGGAGGTCGCGCGATCGAGCGCCGAATCGACGGGGTAAACGCCCGGGCGACATGGGCGCCGCGGGTCGTGGTGACCTATGTCCCGGCCGACGAGGCCGCGCTCCGCACTCGCGTGCTCATCGACCTCTGCAAGCTCGTCATCGAGTTCGGTGGCCTGGCTGAAGTGTGGGTCGGGGACTACAGGGCGAAGTCGCCGGACTACAGCCGCACGCGTGAATCGTTGCTTCGTCAGCTCGCTCCGAGGGGAGGGCTGCTGTTCGCATGAACGCGCGAGGCCGGATGACGCTGCGAGCGCTGGTCGAGCGCGACGCGAACCTCGGGGGGGTGACCTCCAAGGGCTACGCGAAGGGCGCTGACTGGGAAACGCACATCGAGGCGTTGCCCTGCTACGTCTGGTCGAAGCAGCGCCAGGGCGCGCAAGAGCGCGCCGACGCCGTTCGAACGGTTGTCATCGATGAGATCCGGATGATCGTGCCGAAGGGCACCGACATCACGGAGCGCGACCGCGTCAACGGCGTCACGGACCGGCTCGGCAATCCGTACCTGTCCGGGATCCTGAACATCCGCGGCGTCCAGGAGCGGCTGACCCATCGCGAGCTGCTGCTCGAGGCGGTGGGGCGATGACGCTGAAGTGGTACGGCAAGGATGTCCTGACGGCGCTTGAGGCGGCCGCGGTCGATGGCATCGATGAGACGACGGCGGCGATCGTTCCGCTCGCGAAGGCGGTCGTCCCCGTGCGCACGGCGATCCTCCAAGGGTCCCTCCGGATGGAGCCGGCGCGAAAGGTGATGCCGCGGCGAGTCGTCGGGCGCGTCGGCTCGTTCGACGTGAACTACGCCGTTTTTGTCGAGCTCGGAACGACGCGAATGCGGGCGCGGCCGTACCTCCGTCCGGCCGGGGATGCCGAGTTCCCGAAGCTGGCCGAGCGCATCAAACGGAGGTTCCGAGCGTGAGCATGCCGGATGCCATTGCGGCAGTGGTGCAGTACCTCGGGCAAAGCGACGAGCTCGACGACCTCGTGGAAGGGCGGATCTTCGCGGAATCCGTACCAGATAGCGAAGTCGACGAGTGGGCGCCCGGCGAGGCGAGGGCCTGCGTCGTGGTGCAGTCGTCGGCGGGCGGATACGGCGCCCTCCAACGCACCTTCGTTCGTGCCGGCAACAGCCGGTTCGACATCCGCTGCTACGGGCCGACGCCCGAGGTGTGCAACGCCATCTACGGCGCGGCGTACCCCCACTTCAAGCAGCTCACCCGGCAGGTGGTCGACGACTGCCTGGTCTACGACATCACGCCTGTGATCGAGAAGTCGATGCTCCGCGAACCGGACACCGACTTCTGGTTCGCGTTCGCCAGCTTCAACGTCATGGCCGCGGAAATTGCGGTCGCCAGCTAGCCAGCAGGAGGTAGCCAATGCCTGGCACGGCACCCTACGAAATCCAGGTCGGCCCGGGCGAGATCTACTACGCCCCGGTCGGCGAACCCTTCCCCGACGTCGATGAGACGCCGGGTGGCAACTGGACGCTGCTCGGCACGGCGGGCGCGAAGAACCAGTCCGAGG